TGGAAGAGATCAAAAAGGAATTTGTTAATAACCGAGATAAAGTTATTGATGGTAACAAACCCGGAGAATAGGCTATATATAATATAGACAAATATGAAACTTAAAATACTTGACTGGAAATCATTCGCGATTGGTGTATTATTGACCGCTACGGTAATACTCGGAACAGCTGCTACATCCAGCCCGTTAATCATTTCTTGGGACCCAACTCAACAGTGGGAATATAAAACCTCCAACACTAAGGATATTCCCGAAGGCTGGGAGCCATTTGCTTACGACAGCAATGATAATTTTGATCCGCTCCTCTTGCGGCGTCGTATCAAATAATTTAAGACTTGACACCAATAAAACTGGAGAAAACAAAAGCCCCGCCGTCGCGGGGCTTTTTCTTTAACGAGATTAAAAGATAAAGTTAGTATAAATCAGAATAGTCAATTTTGGCTGATGCTTCACTAACTTTAATACCGAATTTTTTGGCTGCGGCTTTAATTTTTTTAAGGGCCGCTTTTTTAGCCTCCGCACTAATATCGGTCTGATCTAATCGGGCTAAAGCGTTTCGCACATGTGCAGAGTCATTAATTGGAAGATGACGCAGAGAGCGAGGAACTGTTTTACCCTCGGGATCTTTCTTGCCGCCGGGCTGTATATAAGCAAAATCAGAATCAGGCAGATCATTTTTTTTCTTACTGCTCATTTCAGCTGCCTTAGTTTTCTTTTGTAAATAAGCTTTTCTTTCCTTATCGTACTTTTCGTCTTTTTTGATATCGTGCATCTCAACGCTTTTCTTCTCAGAGGGCTTTCCCTTTTTTAATTTTTTGATCTTACTTTCATCATCCTTAACCGCATCTTTTTCATGCTCTTTCTTTTCCTTCTTATCGTCACGTTTAAGCTCTTTAGTGTCTATTTTTTCATACTGCTTCTTTGTCATAGCAGCTTCTTGCTCTTCGCGCCATTTAATGATCTGTTCTGTAAAGTCTATCTCTTTCATCTCAGTAAATATATACACTTATTATTCATCCATTTCCATTAATCTTGGGAATTTTTTTCCATTTATTATCCTGTAAGCGGGGGCAGCGCTTCTTTCTGAATTAGTGGTGAGGTTTTCTTGATCTGCATAATACTCCATTTCTACATGAAAAAAAGCAGGAACAGAGAATCTGACTTTTTCCAATCTTCCGTTCTCGTCCATGTTTTTACATCCAGTAAGTATAAAAACAATAAGTAGAAGTTTTTTCATTTTTTTGTAGTTTTAGGGGAAGCAGGCTTACTCACAACTTCCACCTGCATGGGATAAGGCTCCACCGGTATTTCTTTTATCCTAATAAATCCGGGGTCAGACCCTTTCGGTAAATAAGGAGCTCCCCCGTTTTTAGGTAGAGTTTTTTCAATCGTAAGCTGCTTCAACTGTTCATTTGGGACGAGCATTTTAGACGACCTATCAGACATATAGAAGACTGTGTTGCGAATTCCAACTCGAACTATGCGCGCTTGGCGTCCCGAAATATAAATGATGTCATCATTATTAAAATCATTCCCCATGAATACTAATATCCCTTGAACCAAATTCATAATCATGTCTTTAGCCAGAATCGTAGCTATAGCTATTAACAGTAGCCATCCATACTCTCCGATTAAACCCTCCAAGAACCCTTGAACTTCCTGTTTCTCAACAAAAGAGGCTAGCTTGTTTATCCCCGGTATATTATTAGTAACCTCATTCATAACTTTCTTTATTGGATTACACTTTTTAAGTGTAAAATGTTATTGATGCCAAAAGTAAAGAGCACGGGAGACTTTGGGTCTCTCGAAGTTACGGACGGAAGGGTTAAGATTCACCAACGAGATCCACTTAAACGCAAGGATAACTTTTACATAGAAGAACTTCCTTGGACAGAAAAGCAAAAACGCTTTATAGAAATTTCTCAAAGTAAGGATACAAGACTTATTTTATGTAAAGGCCCAGCTGGCAGTTCTAAAACTTTAACTTCAGTTTATTCAGCTTTAAATCTATTAAATAACTCTAAAATCTCAGACGTTATATACATGCGGTCAGCTGTAGAAAGCTCTGATTCCAGACTAGGTTTTCTTCCCGGTGACGCAGATGAGAAGCTGCATTATTACAATTTGCCATTTATGGACAAACTAGACGAATTACTCAGCGAAGAAACTGTAAAGAAACTACAGAAAGAAAAAAGAGTATCTATTCACCCAGTAAATTTTGCCAGAGGAATGAGCTGGAATGGAAAGGCTATACTAATGGACGAAGCTCAAAATAGTTCTTTTCGCGAAATAGTTACTGTTCTCACCCGTATTGGTAAATATTCTAGATGTATTATTATGGCTGACCCAATGCAGACTGATTTAAAAAATGGAAACCGTGGAGGGTTTTTAAAACTGTATGATATCTTTGACGACGAAGAAAGTAGGGAAAAGGGTATTCATACCTTTGAATTTAATCAAGATGATATCGTTCGGTCGGAATTAACTAAATTTATTGTTTCTAAGTTATCGGAATGTGATACTATTTAATCTGCTTACTAATTAACCCAGCAAGGACAGAAGAGAATTTTCTAACCTGTTTTTCTGTTTTATCCCAAAAAAAAGCGTGTGTTACCTCTTCTATAAGAGTGCTCATTTTACGCCTTTCTTTTAGCGTGGGGTCCACTAAAATTCTGGGTTTATCGGAATCAGGAGAGTAACATAATCCATCAGCATTATAAGTGTGATGAGGTTTTTTCCATATCAATTCGTATTCTATTCCGTCCGAAGTCTTGAATTTGACATTTTCCATATCCATATAACTATACACTTTTTTTGAAAAACCTTTGTTTTTTAATAATATATTATGTGTAATAAATAATATGAAGCAATATTGCCCCACCTGTGGATCAGGAACTGAATACTCTTTGCAAAAGCCTAAATTTTGCGGCTCTTGCGGGGGATCCTTCTCCAACATGGGTAAACCAACAGCTAAAAAAGTTTTCAAAACTGTAAATAATACACCTTCACCACAAGTTATAGCTGAAGAGATTGAAGAAGAAGAGTTTATTGCACCAATTATGAATCATTTAGATTTTGAAATGGATGAATCTCGGTCTATGAATTCTTACAAGATTCAGGATATAGTAGGTTCTCATCCCAACACTTTAGGGGACAGTTACGAGAGGGAAAAAGACACCAGTTACACCAAGGATACAATTGAAAAAGATTTCCGAAGGGACGCTGGATTATCTCGCAGCACTAATGCCGAAACGTAAATCTAAATTTGAAGATCATATAGAACAAATAGATGCAGAAATAAAAAAAAGAAAATCTAAATGGAACTTAACTGCTCTCTCTTGGATGGACTTTGATGACGTTTCTCAAATTTTAAGAATTCATATTTTTAAAAAATGGCATCTTTATGACCCAAAGAAGCCTCTTAATCCTTGGATAAACAGGATCATATCTAATCAGATAAAAAACCTAATACGTAATAATTATGGAAACTATTGCCGACCTTGCCTTAAGTGCGCAGCGGCCGAAGCTGGAGACCTGTGTTACATATATGGCAAGCAATCTGAATCGTGCCCTCTTTTCGAAAACTGGACAAGGACAAAAAAGCAAGCCTATGACGCAAAGCTTCCTGTATCTATAAATGATCACTCTAATGAACTGAACGCTGCCGAGTATACCAATATAGATATAATCCCTTTAATGGAAAAACTTAACTCTAAAATGGAGGAGGTCTTAAAACCTGCGGAATGGAAAATTTACAAGGCTCTTTACATAGATAATCTTTCGGAAGAAAAAGCCGCGACCCTAATGGGTTACAAGACAAACGAGAAAAATAGAGTTCCCGGCTACAAACAAATAAAAAATGTTAAAAAAGCTATTATAGAAAAAGTTAAAAAAATTATAGCTAGTGGAGAAGTTGAGATTATATGAAAGACAAAACCATAGAGCTTAACAATGACCAGCAACTAGCGATCCTGAAAGAGTGGAATAGTAGAGCTGACGGCGCTCCCCACTTAAAAGAACTAATAGAGTTAGTCTTCGCCGACATACCTGAAGAGATGAAGGACGGTCGTAGTAAGTACGGAAGAGCAGTAAAAAAGTTTTTAGCAGAGAAGAGTCTGGAAGCTAAAGTGTCTCACAAGTATTACCCTAAAGAGAAAGTAGTACTTACAGAAGACCAGAAAGAATACATAACTAATAATTGCAGCGCGATGAAACCCATGGACATGGCGCGTTTCATTTTTGAAGATGGAAAAATATCATCTTTAGATTTGCGATACAAAGTAGTTGCTGATTTTATAAACAGTATACCTAATCAAGTTAAGTATGCGGATACGAATGATGAGATACCTGCAGACGGAGGCTATGCTCCTCCAAAGTCGGAATCTCGAGCGATAGTTAGGATAAACAAGTATGTTTACAACGGTATAGATAAAGAAAAAATAACAGCCAAAATAAAAAAACATTTATCTACCCTAATTGCTTATATGCATACTTTTAGGTTCCTTCATCAAATCAGCACTTACGGAGTAGAGACAGACAGGGAACTTTTTGAAAGCAGTTTTGTTCGTTATACTTGGGACAAATCCGACCTGTCTCAAGAGGAGGTTGATCAATATATAGTGCTTTCGGCGGAAGTTGTTATCGCTTCCAATATACAAAGGCGGGTAGAAAGACTTCAGCAACTTCTCGATCAAAATGCTGAAGATACAGAGGGTCGTAGAATGGCGATGAGCCTCGTAGAAGCTATAAACACGGCGCAGACAGAATATAATCAATGCGTTAATAGGCAGACTAAATTACTCAACGAGCTTAAAGAAAAAAGAAGTCAACGAATGAGTAAAGTCCTTCAGGAGTCGGCTTCTATTTTAAACCTTGTAGAACTTTGGAAAGATGAGGAGTCAAGGAATAAAATGATAAAAATAGCGGAGATACGGAAAAAAAATGTATCGTCCGAGATAGAACGTTTGAGCTCAATGGAGGATATAAAGTCCCGTATAATGGGTATTAGTGAGGAAGAAGTTTTAAATGGCTAAATGCAAGAACTGTGGAAAAGAATTCGATAAAGATAGGGGGCTACATCTCCATATCAAAGCTCATAAGCTATCAATAAAAGATTATTACCACCAATACTTTCCTAGGTACGATAAGCATACTGGAGATTTAATTAAATTTAAAAATAAAGAACAATACTTCTCCTCCGACTTTAATAATAGAAGAAACTTAAAAAGCTGGCTTAAAAAAATTCCTATTCTTGAAGCTAAAGAGTATTGTAGGAATCTACTAGTAAGAAGAAAAGTAGAAAAAGGGTTAGTTTATTCACTCACAGAAGTGGAGCTTCGTACTCTACCGATGCCTCCTATACATTTTTACGAAGAGTTATTTGGAAGTTATTATGAGCTGTGTGAAGAGATAGGTTACAAAAATAAATTTGAAAAAGTTCCCACTAAAAAAAACTATAGAGAGACTTTTAATAAAGACCACCTTATTTATATAGACTCGAGAGAACAGAATCCTCTTGAGATAGACGATTTCCCAACAGAAGTAAAAGGGTTAAAGTTCGGAGACTACTGTTTAAACGATAAAAAGAAAACTCGGAACACTTACATAGAAAGAAAATCAGTCCCAGATTTAATAGGGACATTAAGCTCCGGCTTAGAAAGATTTAAAAATGAGATAAACAGGGCGTCTGACGAAAAAGCCTATATGGTAGTATTAGTGGAAAGAACCCTTGCTGATTGTTTAGCTTTTAATCGATTGAAACATGTTTATAAAAAAAATACTCGGGTCACTCCTGATTTTATTTTTCATAACGTTAGGGATTTGATCCAAGAGTTCTCTCATATACAATTTCTTTTTGTAAACGGAAGGAAGGAATGCGTTAGGATAGTAAAAAAGCTTTTACTCTCTGGAGCCTTAAGAGAAAAATACGACCTGCAATTGGCTTACGATTTGAAGTTATTATAAAATGTGGTACTGTCCAAAAAAATACGAAAAACCTATTCCGAACTTAAACAAAGAGCTTCTTAATTTAAAAGGCGAGCTTCCCGATAGACAAGCTAAGATTACTTTGGCGAAGTTTATGCGCTCTAACTTAGGGTTCACTACAGAGCTTATGTCAGGAATTAAACTAGCTCTATACCAAGAGATAACGCTTAAAGCTTTTTTTAACCGAAACTTCAGTATGTGCGTGTGGGGTCGTGGGTGCGGCAAGAGTTTTATAGCTGCGGTCTACTGTTTCCTGCAATGCATCTTTGAGCCACGGACTAAGATACTAATTGCTGGGCCAACTTTCCGTACCGCTCGTTTCATTTTTAATAATTTGGAGAAAATAGTTGAGTCTAAAGAAGCTCAAATGCTGGCTCATGCTTTCGGCGCTAAGTCTAAGCGTAACGATCAATTTGAATGGAAGATAAACGACGGAACTATTACAGCTATTCCATTAAGTGGAGAAAAGATTCGTGGTTTCCGTGCTAATATCTTGGTGCTTGATGAGTTTTTATTATTACCTGAAGACACTATTAAAAATGTTTTAATGCCATTTCTAGTAGCGCCTCAAGATATGGCAGAAAGAATTAAAATAAGGGAGATGGAAGATGATTTGATTAATAAAGGCCAGATGCAAGAAAAAGACAGAATAAAGTTCCCAAACAATTCTAAAATGATTGCTCTATCATCTGCGAGCTTTAGCTTTGAGAACCTCTTTAAAACCTACAAGGAATGGATGAATAATATATATTCGGAAGATATTCAACAATCTAACTATTTCATCTCTCAAATGGGTTTTAATTCTATCCCTCCAGACATGATAGATAGCACAGTAATTGAGGAAGCTAAGGGAGGGGGATCTTCGAACTCTTCATTTCAAAGAGAGTACTGCGCGCAGTTTACTGATGGAAGTGACAGTTACTTCAGCGCAAAGAAAATGCATGACTGTACCATACCAGATGGGGAGAAGCAGCATACTTTAGTTAAGGGAGACCAAGGGAAAGAATACATTTTGGCTATTGACCCTAGCTTCAGTAATAGCCCCAGCTCGGATTATTTCGCTATGTCTGTACTTGAATTAGATGAGGAGAAGACAAATGAATGTACTTTAGTTCACGCTTATGCCGTGGCGGGAGGAGACCTTAAAGATCACATTAAGTATCTTCATTATTTAGTTACTTATTTTAACATCGTCCTTCTAATTATAGATAATGCGGGATATCAATTTATAGATAGCGCAAACGAATCAGAACTCTTTCGAGACTCCCGAATTAATTTAAAGTTTTTTGATTTTAACAGCGATAAGACGGGAAATGATTATCAGCAAGTATTACTCAAAGCTAAAAACGAATATAAAGTTAAAGAGAATGTGATTTGCTTTAAACAATTATTTTCAAGCACTTTCCTTCGAGAAGCTAACGAATACCTTCAGGCGTCTATTGATCATAAAAGAATTTGGTTTGCTTCCAGAACGGCCGCATGCGGCAGCTTCTTCGATAAGGTATCATCTCAGGCGGTACCTATTAAATTAATGCCGTACGAAAATAAAGGAGACTTGATAGAATTTCAAGATGACATTATATACCAAACTAGAAAACAATGCGCTCTAGTAGAGGTTAAGACTACCGCCAAGGGCATTCAAACTTTTGACCTACCCCAACACCTTAAAAGGAGCACTTCAGCTAATCGTGCACGGAAAGATAATTATACTACTCTAATGTTAGGAAACTGGGCTCTTAAAGCCTATAATGATATTAAAAATACCGAAACAAAACAAATTAACTATACATTTACTCCCAGAATGCTTGGTTAAGTGTAAATTTAAAGTAAATTATGGCAGTAAGGAAGAAAACGGAACAAGGTGCGGAACCACTGATGGCTATGCATGAAGCCAAAGCCGCAGAGACAAGGAGCCGCCGAAATGCTGCCGCCGACATACCCAGAACGGATAGATTCAGGAATATAAGCAACGGTATGATCCCGTTCAAATATTCTCACGGAGTCAATAATAATTCTAATATAGATATTAGGGATACGATAATTTTATGCCAGAAAGCCTATTATAATTTTTCAGTTTTTCGCAATACTATAGATTTAATGACCGAGTTCTCTATAAGTAACCTTTACTATACGGGAGGTAGTAAAAAATCTAGAGAATTCTTTGAAACACTTTTCACTAAAATTAATATTGATGACCTACAGAGCCGATTCTTTCGAGAGTACTACAGGTCTGGAAATGTATTTATCTATCGATTTAATGCGAAAATGGATAAATCTGACGTTTTTAAGATCAATCAAACTTTCGGAATAAGCCAAGCATCTGATGAATTAGAAATACCCGCAAAATACATAATATTGAACCCATCCGACATCCAGCTTCAGGGGAGTATTTCGTTTAGTACGGGCGTCTATTATAAGGTAGTTACTGACTACGAACTACAGCGGCTACGTCACCCTCAGACGGAAGAGGATAAGGAGGTCTATAATAACCTTCCCGAAGAGACTAAAAAATTAATCCAAGATACTAAAAAAGCGGGCATGTCAGCTATAGTTATACCCTTGGAAACAGACAAACTTTCTGCTGTTTTTTACAAAAAACAAGATTACGAACCATTCGCTGTTCCGATGGGTTTCCCAGTATTAGAGGACATAAATTGGAAGCAAGAGATGAAGCAGATGGACATGGCCGTATCAAGAACAACCAATCAAGCTATACTTCTGGTCACCATGGGCACCGAACCTTCAAAAGGGGGAGTTAACCAGAGGAATCTAATGGCTATGCAGAAACTGTTTGAAAACGAATCTGTAGGGCGAGTGTTGATTTCAGATTATACTACTGACGCTAAATTCATTATACCTGACATTGGCAATATACTTGACCCAAAAAAGTACGATGTAGTCAACCAAGACATACAAATGGGGCTTAATAATATTCTTCTCAGCGATGAGAAGTTTTCTAATACTAGTATTAAGGTTCAAGTGTTCATGGAAAGACTAAAGCAAGGAAGGCGGGTATTTCTAGAGAACTTCTTAATGCCAGAAATAAGACGCATTTCCAAAGAGTTGGGGTTCAAGAATTACCCAACCGCACACTTTGAAGACGTAGACTTAAGAGACACCTCTGTTTACTCTCGGATTTATAGTAGGTTAATTGAACTAGGTGTCCTTACCCCAGAAGAAGGCATGCAGGCTATAGAATCCGGACGTTTTCCCACTTCTGAGGAATCAATTGAATCGCAAAAGAAATTTAAAGAACTCAGAAACGAGGGCCTTTATGAGCCCGTAATAGGAGGAGCTAAAGCACCTAAAATGAATGGTAGGCCCTCCGGAACCCCATCCCCTAAGCAAACCGACACTAAGACCCCCGTAGGAACCAAAGCGGCTTTAAACTTCAGTCTGTCTAAAATTCAAGAAAACTTAAATTTATCTGACAAGCTTAACCTAGAAGTAGAAGCTTCATTAAGAAAAATACATAATCGAAAAAGATTAAGTAAACAGCAAAAAGAAGTAGCTAAGGAAATAACAAATATCGTTATAGCTAATGAAGATCCTCCAAATTGGCTAGCAAAAGCAGGAAGATATGCGGCAGAGCCTACAGATAGAGACCACGATAGAGTTAAGAAAATTCAAGACGTCGCTCTCGAGCATCAAGTTGATGATTTTTTAGCTGGAATATTATATGCGAGCGTTTATGAAGGAGATAAGTAATGGCCAAGCCAACTGTAATTTACAACTGTCAGGCCTTATTCCTAGGATCTGCTCCGGAAAGTGGATATAATTTTTTTAATTATGAAGGAGGAGTTCCCGTTAATGACGATTCTTCCCTCGTAACAAAAATAAATAGGTTAAATTCCATAGATAGGGTCCAATCTGTTTCGTATTCTATCAATGTTCCACGTACCGATTTAGCTGAATTAAACCAACGAGGCCTTCAGGATCGACCAATAATAAGTCATCCAACTGTAGATATAAATTTTAATTATTTACTTTGTGGCACCAAGAATGAGGCTAGGCTAGGACTAGATGTAAATTATCCTCTTTTTAATTACCCCTTCTCAGGGGAGCCTTACTATACTCAGAACGAACAAGTCTCACTCCTTTCTGGATTTTTCGAAACCAATACTAA